GAAATAGAATCATCAAACAAAATGATTGCTGAGTATGAGGTAAGAAATAATTACACATGGGAGCCTGCAGGGGTAGATGTAGAGGTGGTTGAAATACCTGAGGAGAATGATGATGGGATATAGAAGTGAAGTAGGATATGCAATAAGACTATCTAAAAACCATGAGCATGACAACGAACTGATGGATCAGTTGAAATCAAATGAAATTGATCTTGATGACTTATGGGGTATGTTTATTGCAGAGGTTAAAGTAAATTGTGGGTTAGCAGTGAGTGAAAAACTTATTGTAGCAGACCATAAACAAAGATGGCTTAAATTTCATATGACTGATCTCAAGTGGTATGCAGACTTTGAGGATGTTCAATCTCATGAAAAGATAATAGACATCGCTTGTGAATATAATAAACGATATGTAGATGACTATAATCTACCTGAATTATTTGATGTGTCTTTTGTTCGTATAGGTGAAGACCCTGAGGATGTTGACCATAGAATTTCAGGTGAGGGGTATGATATGTTTTATCCTGTAACAATGTTAAGTGGTGCATTTGTATCAGATGTAGAGGGAGATACATTATGACAAACATACGAGGTAGAAGATTAACTATATTACGAACCTATTGGTATTACACAGAACTAATGGTTGTATTTGTTATTGGTGGTGTAGTAGGTTGGTATGCTAACAAAACTTATTACATGATAGATAATTATCTTAACGCAGAACCTATTAACTATTTATGTAAAAGTGGGAGAGTATATGAACAGGCTGATCCAACAAGCACTGTTTATATTAAGACAAACAAAGAATGTATAGAGGGAGTATAAAATGCTAGACGGAATACATGTAGAAGTATTAAACAAAAAAATGAAACAACAATCACCATACAGAGGTAGAACTAATGAAGAGTATCCATATTGGAAAAGAGAGCATGGACAAAAATTCTTTAGAGTTGTAAGAGACTGTCCCGATGGTGAAATATTATATTACGAGATATATTATTACAATGAACATATAGCAACAGTAAATCCTGATAATACTATTGAGTTTATGGATAGATACTATGGTAATGGCACCATGGCAATTATCAATGATATTGAACATGAGTATGTTGGTAATTATGACAATTTCTTTGTTACAGAACAAGGACGAGGTGGCGTAATATATAAATTCAAGATAGGTGATATGGAATACATTATACCTATACGCCCACACGCTAAATATGACATGCTTAATAACTGTGTAGCTAAAGGTTATGAGTATGATGTATTGATTAACAAAGTGGATAGACCTGCGTCCAACAAATTCTTTAAAGAATACAAAGACAAGTATGCTTACTTTGAGACATGGTTAAAATCTCAATCACATCAAGACTTTATGGATTCTTTCTATGACATAGTTGAAGAGTATGAATTAAATAGTCCACATCATTATGGACACAATAATAGAAAAGTCATTGATACTACAAAAATGGTTATAGTAGTTGATAATCTAGCATCAAGTGATAATGTTGAGGACTACATAGCCTTTATACTACTAGGTGCATACATTAGTGAACCCAATGTAAGTAGATACTGTGATGGGTGGTCAGATTGGTATGCTAGACAATTTAATGAAAGAAAAGAGGATGTAATACAACAATTCAAAACGGCATTTAAGAATAGTATATGGAGAGTGAAGAATTTGTATACTCAAGATAAATATCCATGTGAATTAAGATATTATCCAACGACAAAACATCCACTTGTAGTTGAATTTAGAAACAAACATTTAGTAGGAAAATTAATGGAGATTACAAATGACTGATTTATATTATTTCAAGAGTTTAGAGGGTATAGTTGATAACATTGATACTAAAAAATATCTTACAGAATTAAATAAGAAACATGGATATAAAGTATTTAGTCAGCAGTATGCTAAAAGTCCATGGCTTGATACTGATATAGAGGTAGTTGAATCTATTTTTATTGATGACAATGAATCTGTGGGTAGAAGTTATACGAAAGTATATTTTATAGGACAGAAGTTTATACCGACTGCTTTTGCATTTGTAAAATATATAGAGGGTAGATTAACTTACTTTTTTGGTTCTATTATCCACTTAAAACATTCAGGGTATAACAGAAATATAATTAGATCAGTGGACATGAAAGCATTGATTAATAAGATAGGCAAAGAAGACACAGTAGTTAATAAAAGTTCACATAATAAAATATTAAATCATGCACTAGCAAGTCATATAGTTACAGATGTTTGTGATGTTAGCCGATTACATGAACAAATAGGTAGTATAAAAATGAATGGTATGACTTTAAAACATCTTATTGAAGTTGCAATAGGTAAGATACCATTAGATGAAATGGTAGATGGAGTTAAAGAACTAGCATTAGAATCTCTTGACAAGATTAAACATTTAGAGCAAACTGCTATGACAGGGTTTGATAATATTCAAACTAACTTAATGGATAAAGGTTTTTACATGATTGGTCTTAATAGACTTGCACAAGATTCTTATGTTGTAGGTAAAGCAAAAGTAAAACAAGAAAGACAACAAGGCACAAACCAATATATATTCACTGAAGATAGTGAGTTTAAATCTATAAAAGATATAGAACATTGGGAACACGCAGATAAAGTAATACCCTTGCTTACTATGTATAAGATTCAAAGAGATGATTATATTAAAGAAGAAAACTTAGATTTAAATACAAGATCACCTTACCATTTAATAACTAAATCTAGTTGGAATCAACCTAAACTACATAGTCCTGAATTAGGAATAATGTGTATTAATAATGATAGTAACTTTAGGGAATTCACTTACCAATGGATTGTAATAACGGATGTTCACTGAATTAGAACCGATACCACATTTTAAATTAACTGACTTTGTTAGAGTTCCTGTATGGCGAAAAGATAAAGAGTATATTGTTTACACTGGTAAAAAGTATCGTAGAAGATATACTCTAGCCACACTTCCTGATTGTATTAAATCTAAAATTACCCTCGCAAACTGCTTAGCCACTACATATAAAAACGACTACGACCTTTCTATTCAGGATATATTTGTATGCGAAGATTATACTGGAGAGGAAGATACTGCATGGAGAGCGTCTGAGAATATGTATGTAGTTATCATACACCTAAATGATTTTTATGAACTACAAGGTGAAATAATTGACTCCCGAAAAGAAGATAAAGACCAAAGTTAATCGACTCCTAGATTATATGAAAGCCTACCACTTTATGCCTGCGACAGGAGGATATGGTGCAAGTGGCGTCCCTGATATTATTGCTTGTTGGAAAGGAATATTCTATGGCATTGAATGTAAAGCCAATGGCAATAAACCTACTGCATTACAAATTAAACACTTAACTGATATACATTATGCAGGGGGCATTAGTATAGTTGTGGATGAAACTAATGTTGATGACTTAGAAGAAATAATGAGAAAGGCTAAAAATGAGTATAGAGACAAAAGAATCAAATGACAGCGTGAGTCAACCCACGAACAAAGTTGACATGGTCAACCATCCTCCACACTACACATCAGGCGGTATAGAAACAATAGACTTTATGAGAGCAAAGCTATCACCTAAAGAATTCATAGGTTATCTACGAGGTAACATTATCAAATACGCTTCAAGACTTGGGTTAAAAGACGATCCCGTCCAAGACGCAGGTAAGATTGAATGGTATGCAAAAGAACTTAAAAAATATATTGAGGAGATTAAATCATGAGTGATGATATTTTTATGCGAGTAAAAAAACTTCTTGAGGATCATGTTGAGGTTTTAAATAAACATAGTATTGGCAATGAACATGCAACCGAAGCACAGGCTATCATTGATGAATTAAAAATACTAATTAAAAACAAAGCATTTATCAAACACATAGAAAAAGAAATTGAGGAAGAGGAACGCAAGATGGTAAGTGATGACCTCGCTCAAGAAATTCTTAATGGAAAGTTTTGTGTTGGTGGTAACTGCGAAGACTGAGAACTGGTTTCATTCGGAGCAACCACATAACTTAGCGAAGGGGCAGAATGGATAGCACATTTACGCACGCATTACTAGACTTTGAAGGAAAAATTATTAAAAAATACAGGTGGACAAAGAAAGACCATGAATGGTATATTAATAACCACCCAAACGATAAGATTATAAAACTAGACAAACCTGTGTATAAGTCTGATTATCACAGAGCATTAGAATCAGTAGGAGAGTGTATTATATGAGTAAGAGAACTAAGTGGGAGACAGCGTTAGTAACAAAAACAATTACAATAGACCCTGCATATAAGCGAGGTACCACATATGAAGAGAAAGTAGCTAGGGTTAAAGAAGTCCAAGATAAATATCCAAATGCTACACGACATAAAATTACAGAGTGGACAGGATACAAGTCTACTTTATTAAATGAAATGGAATCAAATGGAGATATTAAACTACCTCCAAAGAAAAGAACTACAAGTAAAAATACAAGTTGGATGAGAACAATGGGAAGCTTAAGTGGCCGATGAAGCAGACATAGCTAACGATCAAGTACAAAAGGCTCTTGATTTATCAATGAGAACTGTAAATACTAAGATCAAAGAAAATGACACTGGGCAATGCCTTTGGTGTGGTGAACCTATTAAAGAAAAAGACAAGCGTAGATGGTGTAGTATAGAGTGCAGAGATGAACAAGAACGGCATAGTTAGTCCATGCAATTCAATATGTAGATATGAAGAAATCAACGGAGAGCCAAGATGTACAAGTTGTTTTCGTACCTACGAGGATTTATCTAATTGGATGTATTTAACAAATGAAGAACGAAAAACAAGAATTAGACAAATTAAGAAAGATAGGAGAGAGTATGAACGTCAGCAAAAAGACAATGAAGATATGGGAAAAAAATCTTAAACAAGGCTACCGTTTTTTCCAGCCTACTAATGCAATACAATTAACACCAAGGACTATGAGAGAAGCGGAATCATATGGCTTTAAAAACACAGGGAAATAAATGCAATCGGTGTAAAAACCCAGCCAAATACTATGATAAGAAAAAATGGTGGTGTGGTTTTACAATGGATGCACACGGATACTGCAAAGCAGAGAAAGCAAAAGATAAATGAAAATAATAACGCTCGACTTCGAGACGTTTTACGATACAGGTTACGGATTAACTAAACTAACAACCGAAGAGTATATAAGAGACCTTCAATTCCAAGTCATAGGATTTAGTATACAAGTTGGCGATGGACAAGAGAAATGGTATTCAGGTACTCATGAAGAACTCCAAGAAGTATTAGATAAATATGATTGGGAGAACACAATGCTCCTATGTCATAATACTCAGTTTGATGGAGCAATACTTGGATGGATATTTAATATTTATCCTAAAGTATATTTAGATACTTTGTCTATGGCTCGTGCAATACATGGTCTTAACGCAGGGGGATCACTAGCCGCTCTTGCAAAAAGATATGCACTTGGTGAAAAAGGCACAGAAGTATTAGATGCAAAAGGTAAACGACTAGAAGACTTTCAACCACATGAATTACATCAGTATGGTATGTACTGTAATAATGATGTAAAACTTACCTATAATTTATTCAAAGAATTAACAAAAGACTTTCCCTTAGAAGAATTAAAACTGATAGATATAACTTTGCGTATGTTTATTCAACCTACACTTCAATTACACGACGGGCTATTATTTGAAAGGTTAGAAGAAGTCAAAGAAGAAAAATCTAAATTATTATCTAGTTTAATGAATAGATTAAAATGTGAAGATGAAGAATGTGTACGTAAGAAGTTAGCAAGTAATAAACAGTTTGCTGAGTTACTAGAAGAACTTGGTATAGATGTTCCTATGAAAACAAGTCCAGCAACAGGAAAGCCTACGTTTGCTTTAGCTAAGAATGATGTTGGGTTTATTGCTTTAACAGAACATGAGAATTCATTTATACAAGAACTTTGTGCAGTTAGATTGGGTACAAAGTCCACGATAGAAGAGTCTCGTATAGAAAGATTCTTATCGATAGCATCTCGTAATGATAGATTACTACCCATCCCGCTCAAGTATTATGGTGCTCATACTGGAAGATGGTCAGGATCAGACAAAGTTAATTTTCAAAACTTACCCTCACGAGATAAGAAAAAGAAAGCATTAAAGAATGCGATTCTACCTCCAGAAGGACATATAATAATGAATGTTGACTCATCTCAAATTGAGGCTCGTATACTTGCATGGTTAGCAGGACAAGATGATGTAGTCCAACAGTTTAGAAATGGTGATGATGTTTATTCAGTATTTGCATCAAAAGTATTTGGCAAAGAAGTTTCTAAAGATACACCTAGAGAGCGATTCATTGGTAAGACTTGTGTATTAGGTCTTGGCTATGGTACAGGTGCATTGAAACTACAACATACGTTAAAAACATCACCGCCCGGTGCTGAGTTATCAGAAGAAGAGTGTAAAGATTTAGTTAAGCTGTATCGTAATATTAACTACCGTATCATAGAACTATGGAGAAAATGTGACCAAGCATTAGAATACATGGCTAATTGGTTTGATATGATTGAATTAGGTGGAGCAAAACCTTATTACTTAGATGACCATGGTTTAGTAGAAGTAAATCCACAAGGACTAAAATTACCTAATGGGTTATACATTCATTACCCTGATATAGAAATGGAGTCTGTTGATGGTCGTAAGCAATTTACATATAAATCCCGATATGGCCGAATAAGTATATGGGGTGGTTCTGTTGTAGAAAATATTGTACAGGCTTTAGCTAGAATTATCATAGGTGAGCAAATGGTAGAAATTAATAAAAAATATAGACCTGTATTAACCGTACATGATGCTATTGTTTGTACGGCAGCCGAAGAAAATAAAGATGAAGCACTAAAATTTATTATGGATATTATGTCTAAACCTCCCAAGTGGGCTCCTGATTTACCCGTTGCTTGTGAGGGAGGATATGCAGATAACTATGGTGACTGCTAAATTTACTACACATAAATTGGACTACAACAAAGATGAAGTTGTATCTAATCTATTTAAACTTAAAGATATGTGGGTGTCTCGTTCTGATGATTTTCCATTTTTTACTCTTGGTCGAAGTGCATACTTAGATGGTAAGACTCCTGAGTATAAACGATCACAGAAAGACATGAATAAACTTTTGTACAATAATTTTAAAGAGTTATATAATAATATATTACATGTATTAGAAGATAAGTTACATGAGGAAATATACTATCCAGAGGATTTATGTTATCCAGGATTTCACGTATTCCCATCAGATAAAAAATTATTAACTATTGCAGGTAATTGGCACACAGACTATCCTCATGAAACATTGGGGCTTGGTAGTAAAGATACAAGTACTTTTACAGTACCTATAATGTTACCCGAATCAGGGGGAGGCATAGATTGTATGATAGATAATATGCCTATTCATATAGCGTATAAAGAAAAAGAAATGTTATGTCATGATGGTACAACGCTACATCGAATAGCAAGTTTTAAAGAGTATAAACCTAATGAATATAGAATAACATTACAAGGACATTTAGTTAGGCGTAACAAAAGAATGGAGGTGTTTTGGTAATGGGTGATGGTGGAAAAGGTAGTAAACAAAGACCTACCGATAGACAGAAGTTTGAAGAAAACTTTGACAGAATATTTGGAACTAAAAAGGTAAAAGAAAATGGCAAAAGTAAAACAAAATCTATCAAATAAAATTCATGAGCCTGTGCATAAACGCACATCACAAGGTGGTCGCCGAGTTAAAATGCAGACCATGAATAAAAATAAAAAAGCCTCATATAAAAAGTATCGAGGGCAAGGAAGATAATGGCAGATTTTACATGGTCTTACTCAAGCTTAAAAGAGTATCAACAGTGTCCAAGAAAGTATCACGAGATTCGTGTATTAAAAAACTATAAATCAAAAGATACACAAGCCACTATATATGGTAAAGAAGTACACAAAGCTTTAGAAGATTATGTAAAAGAAGGTGTTGAGTTAGCAAAGAACTATCAAAGATTTAAACCTTTAGTAGATAAACTTATATCTATACCCGGTGAGAAGCTATGTGAATACGAGATGGCTTTGACATTCAATAAAGAACCTTGTGACTTTGATAGTCCTGATAGATGGGTTAGAGGTATAGCTGACTTAGTTATAATTGATGGTAGTCATGCTTTTATTATTGATTATAAAACAGGAAGTAATAAATATCCTGACCCGAAACAGCTAAGACTTATGTCTTTGATGGCCTTTACTCATTTCCCTGATGTTCAAAAAATTAAAGCTGGTTTATTATTTGTAATGCACAATAGTTTTATCAGTGAACAATATTTTAGAAAAGATATAGATAAATCATGGGCTATGTTTGAACAACCCTTAAAAAGATTAGAAGCATCTTATGATAATAATACATGGATGCCTGTATCAACCCCGTTATGTGGGTGGTGCCCAGTT